GGAACGAATGCAAATTCGTCCAAGAACAGGACGTTAAATGACATACCACGAACAGCACTAGCAGATGTTGATGCTGCCAAGATTTTACTTCCGTTCTCTAATTCTATATTACCTTTGTTCCAGACTAGAACACCTTGCTGCATCCATTTTGGAAGATTCTCATATGCTGTTGCAAGTCTTGCCAAAAGTTCTCTTGCCGTTGCTGCCTTGTTTGCAAGAATACCAATATTGACACTATCATTAAAAATAAGATAATGAAGAAGATAAGAAACCACAGTTGTAGACTTACCAGTCTGTCTTGGCATCTTACAAATGTTAAATCTATTTTCATGAAAGTTATTAATTAACTTCTTTTGAAAATGATATGGATGAAACTGAGTTAATCCCTCATCCAAGGAAATAATTTTAATATAGTTGTTTGCAAAATATACAGGGTCTTCTTTACACTTAAGAAATTCAATGATTTGATCTTCACTGAACTCAATCGGCGTATTTGCCTTCTTTAGATTAGGATTGCCAAGATATACACTATCAGTCATAATTTAAACACCAAGTTTATTTTT